TTGCAGGAAAAAATTAAAAAGAAGCCGCCGTTCTGCGTTTCTCTCTCCCCGAAGCATCCTGTGATTGCAAAAAAAAGATAACAATTTTGTTATGAAGACTGTAAAAAGTAGAAAATACAACGCACATTACAAGCGAATGAGGCAGATTATTTTGGCTACTCAACCGGCTTGTTTTTACTGCAAAAAGGCTGCAGCTACAACTATTGACCATGATCCACCGATTGACACCTTCCCAGCTCCAGAGCTTTGGGTTGGTACTCTAAGGCCTGCATGTGCACATTGCAACTATAGCAAGGGGGCGATCTATGGCAACAAAAAAAGGAAAGCCATCAAAAACAGTCGTAAGTGGTAAGCCTGCACTTGGCAGACATACAGCGGCAATGATAAACGCTTTGAAGGGGCGTAAGGACATTGATGGTGTTACCCAGGTGGCTTTGTTGGGATTAGCTACAGCTTGGGATCTTATTGAGAAGACCGGCGAGAATACGCACACAATCCCATCAATCTCCAGAGAGCTTAGAGAGATCTGGACTTATTGCGGCTTGCCAGAGGCAGATGACATTTTTAAGTAAGTGTCCACCAAGGTGGGCATCACTCAGAGAAAAAGGCTGTGAAACAGATGGTGACAATATGGCCATTGTTGCAGAGCTGTTGGGTTACAGCTTGTTTGAGTGGCAACGCTATGTGTGTGATGTAGGTTTAGAAAAAGACAAGTTAGGTCAATACAAGTACCGCACTGTTGCGGCGCAAGTTAGCAGACAAAGCGGCAAGTCAAAACTTATAGAGACACGCATTGCCTATGAGTTACTACAACCTAAAAGACATGTTGCCTATACAGCTCAAGACCGCAACATGGCTAAGGTCAAATGGGAAGAGCATCTCTTAAGTTTTATGATGTCACCAAAGTTTTCTAAGCGTATTGCAAGAGTAAGTAAAACAAATGGCAATGAGAAGATCTACATGCGCAATGGATCTACCTATGGCATTGTCACACCTAATGACAAAGGTGCAAGAGGTTTAAGTTTAAATCTTATGGTGATTGATGAGGCACTTACACATCCTCTGTCTTTGATAGCAAACTTGCAACCTACCTTGGCAACAAAGCGCAATGGTCAATTGTGGATCATGTCTAATGCCGGCAGACCCGGTGAGTCAGAGCTGTTAGAGCATTACAGAGAATTAGGCCACCGAGAGATAGCAGATCCAACCAATAAACTAGCTTGGTTTGAGTGGTCACCTATGTCAGATGACTTTGACTATATGGATCAAGATGTCTGGTACCAGGCAATCCCATCACTACATGAAGAGAAGGGTGTTTTGCTTGAGGCTGTAAAAGAGGCTTCACTGACTAACAGCCCGGAGATCTTTACAAAAGAGTGGCTCAATGTCTGGCCAGCCAAAGATGCGGTGCAGGTAATACAAACAGAGCTTTGGGATGCACTAGCTAGGACTGACATAGTTTTAGGTGAGCAGGTGGTCTTTGGTGTAGATATATCCAGAGAGCGAGATAGGGCTTGCATTGCAGTCAGCGGCAAGGTCTTGCATTACACACCTGTAGAACTTATTGAGTGTAAAGAGGGCACCTCATGGGTATTGCCTAAATTGGTTGAGCTGTGTAAGCGATATAAAACAAAGGTGGTTATAGATACCGGCTCACCTGCAGCCTCACTTATTGCAGAGCTGCAAAAAGAGAATGTAGGCGTTATGGCAATACACCTAAGAGATTATGCAAGGGCTTGTGGATCTTTTTATGATGCGGTACAAGCCAAAACAATCTGTCACATAGATGACCCAAACCTAAGAGCTGCAATCCTTGGCTCTACTAAAAGACCACTTGGAGACTCATGGGCATGGAATAGACAAAGCACCACTAACATCACGCCACTTGTAGCGGTAACACTGGCACGCTATGGAGTAGTGACTACAATTGAAGAGAGACCAGTGGCGAGGAGTAAGATGTACTAATGAAATACATATCAACTATTTTACAAGTAGCAGGATCTTTACTGATAGTCTTAGGTGTCGCATCCTTTAGTTTGATTTCTGGAGTATTATTGGGCGGCGTATTTTTAATTTTATTCGGCATTGCTTTAGAGGTTAGAGGTAAATAATGCTTGGCAAGCTACTTAAGAGACAGATACAACCCGGCCTTGTTTATACATCCAGCGGTTATGTGGATTCTCTTGGTAGAGTCGGCAGATTTTTTGAAGGCAACTACGCCGGCACTTATGTAGATGGTCGCACTGCACTTGGCATACCTGCCATCTTTAGAGGTATCTCTTTAATTGCAGATGCAATAGGCGCACTTGACCTTTGTGCATATCGCAATGGCAGAGAGGTAATGCCAAAACCAAACATCTTGGCTAGACCTAATCCAACAGAGACAAGAATGGAAACTATCGCAGCTATGGCTGCAGGTTTGTTAATGGATGGTAATTACATTGCAGTGTTAGGTGAGCCGGGTGTAAATGGTTACCCAGACAGTCTTTACCCAGTCTCAGCTGATCGGGTACAAGTGTCAAGAGATAAAGGCAAGATTATTTATCGCATTGATGACAAAGTTTATGACAAATCAGAGATCTTACATATTAAAAACTTTACTATGCCAGGTGATCTTGTTGGTAGAGGTATCTTGGCTGTTGCAAAACAATCATTAGGTAAAGAGATTGCAATAAATGAATATGCTGCTAGATACTTTGATGGCGGTGTCAATCCTACAGCTGTTATCAAATCCGCTAATCCAGATCTAACAAGTGAAGAGGCAGATGCTTTAAAGTCTGCATGGATGTCAATGTATTCATCACGCAATAGATCACCAGTAGTTATGAACGCATCTACAGATTTTGAGGTGTTAAGTAGTAACGCAGCTGAGAGTCAATTGGTAGAGGCGCAAACCGCCGGCCTTACAGAGGCGGCCAATATTCTTGGCATCCCGGCGTACTACCTAGGTGCACCAAACAGCAGCCGCACCTATAGCAATGTTGAAGAGGAAAACTTACAACTCATTAAATTTTCAATACAACCAATAGCAGAAAGAATTGAGGCTGCCTTCTCAGATCTGTTAGTGCGTGGTCAAACTGCAAAATTTAAATATGAAACTATGCTCAAGACAGATACGGCTAGTAGATATGCAGCTTACGCAACAGCACTGTCAAGTGGATTTTTAACTGTTGATGAGGTGAGAGATAGAGAAAACCTTGAGTCTATGGATTATGAAGAGGGCGAGTTTGATGACCAAACAGATGCAAGCCCACAAGTACAAGAGGTGATAGATGAGCAATGATATAGAAAATAGACAATACTCAGTAGAGTTACAGTTACGCCTTGCAGATGGTGATGGGCGCACTATCTATGGTATGGCAGTCCCATACAATAAAGAGCAGCGCATCAATGGCACTATCACTGAGATATTTAGAAAAGGTGTTTTTGCAGATGTTATCCGAGCCCCTCACAGAGTAAAACTTTTGCGTGGTCATGGTGAAAACAATGTGGTAGGTAGAGCCACACTTTTAAAAGAAACAGATGAAGGTTTATATGCAGAGTTTAGAATTTCAAAAACAAGAGAAGGTGATGAGGCTTTAGAGCTCGTAAGAGATGGCGCACTAGATCAATTATCTATTGGGTTTATGCCAATTAAAAACCGCAAAAGACCAGATGGTGTGATGGAGCGTATCAAGGCACACTTAGCAGAGGTCTCACTTGTAACCTTCGGAGCTTATGGCGATATGGCCGCTGTTGCCGGAGTCCGACAAGGCGCACCTCAAGTAACACCTAGACTAGATGAAGCTAGAAAGATATTAGATGCCATACAGCGTAGTAAGTAATCATCCAGAGTGTGAAGGTTTCGCAGTAGTCAAAGATGAAGACAATGAGTTAATAGGCTGTCATAAAACTCAAGCCCAAGCTGAGGATCAATTAACAGCTATAAACATTTCAGAGTTTGGCACAAGAGAGTTGCCTCAAAACTATAGACCGGCATCTAGTGAAGATGTGCCAGAGGGTCGCAATTGTGCAAACTGTTACTTTTATGAGGCCGGTTACTGTGATTTATGGGATGCTAATGTCAAAGATAACTATTATTGCAACAGGTGGGCGGCTCAAAATGAAGACAGAGCAGATGCCCCGGCACCTGAAAAAGATCAGATTGAGGGTAGCGACAAAAACAAACCTGGAAGTGCAGCTGGTAAGTCAGGTGACATATCTATAAACGCTGCAACAGTGACGGCATTACAAACAAAGGCAGATGAACACAATGAAGCTATGTCTAAAGCTGATAAGCCAAACTGGACAAGAGTAAGGGTGGGTGCTCTCAAGTCTGTTTATCGTAGAGGGTCAGGTGCATATTCAACATCTCACAGACCCGGCATAAGCCGAGCAGCATGGTCAATGGCCAGAGTAAATGCTTTCTTAGTTTTAGCTAGAACAGGCAGACCTAGAAACCCTAACTATGTCAGTGACAATGATTTGTTAAACGCAGACCATCCAAGATATTCAAAACAAAAAGATGAGTCAAGAGCCGTAAGTTTCACACCAACGGCGGCCATGAGGACAGAGGCACAAAGAGGTCTGGATTGGCGTAAAGAGTTTGGTAGAGGTGGCACTGAGATTGGTATTGCAAGAGGTCGGGATATCGCCGGCGGTAAAGATCTGCCTTTAGAGACAGTCAATCGCATGGTATCTTTTTTTGCAAGACATGAGGTAGATAAACAAGCTGAGGGATTTAGTCCAGGTGAAGAGGGATACCCTTCAAACGGCAGGATTGCTTGGGCATTGTGGGGCGGTGATGCCGGTAAGTCTTGGGCAGAAAACATAGCAAACCAAGATAGAGATTATGATGAAGACAAAGATAAAAAGCCTAGATACAACACAGCTGTACAAATATTACAAAACTTAAAAAAACAGATATAATATAAATAGTAGAACACCTGACCCTGTATTGCAGCGAGTCACACCTTCTCACAAACCAAACTAATTTATA